ATCAATGAGTTCAAGCACTTGGACAGAGGCTGGTGGTTTGTCGGCTTTCTCTGGCTTGTGCTGGCGGTTGTATTTGTTGAGTGTCTTATTCGGGGATTACCTGGATTGATGCGCTAACGCTACGAATGAGACGCGGTGACGAGCGCCGCGAGTTACCCGTCGATTTCAATTCGATGGTTAGTTTTGAAAGGATGAGTGATGGCTAAATTTAAGAGAACAAAACCGAACAAACCAAAGCCGGAAACGTGCGAGGTTCCAGACTGTGACGAAAAGCCGACTTGCGTGCTCGGTGGGTTCTGGTTCTGCGCTAAACATGGCAATCGGGATTATGAAAAAACTAACAAGGAGACCAGCCTTACGTAGTCGTGTAGGTTGAGTCGGGAGTTAGACTCTTAATAATAACCGAGCACCGTATTGAGTTGACAAAGACAGGAAACCCGCGTAAAAGGTATGAAAATCAAGGAGGCGACATGGCAGGCAGACCGGCAAAGTATGATAAGAAGATGAATGATCAAGTCACCAAGCTCTGTTTACTTGGCGCAACTGATGAGGAGTTGGCTAATTTCTTTGAGGTTTGCGTTGCTACGATTAACAACTGGAAGCATGAACATCCTGAATTTCTAGAGTCCATAAAGGCCGGCAAGGAAGATGCTGATTCAAAAGTAGCTCAAAGCCTATACAGTACGGCACTTTCAGGCAACACGACCGCGCAGATATTCTGGCTCAAGAATCGACGTTCGAAGCAATGGCGCGACAAGCAAGAGATCGACCACACGACAGACGGCGACAAGGTAACCGGCTTGAGCGTGACGTTTGTCGATCCGAAGAGGGACTCTGAATGCTAGGCCGAAGACCACGGGGAGCAGTAGCCACTCCCAATCGGACGGCGAAATGGAAGGATGTTGAGATCCTTGCATATATCCAAAACCGCTCTGGTGAATACGACGAAATCGAGAATCAGGTCTTGTCAGATCCATGGGCAGAAGGGTATCATGTTCGGCAAGCAGGGGGAACAATGCTCTCTCTGCCGGTTGAGCCAACGAATATCCGCGCAGCAGTACGGCGGGAACGCTACGATTTAAAGCTCAAAGGTTGGGCTGAGTGTGATAAAGAAATGAGAGAGGAAAAGAGATGAATAAGCAAAGACAAGTCGAGGCACTGGCGAAGATTGAGGGGTACAACCTGAACCCAGAGGAGGTTGTTGATTGGCAGAAGCCTGAGATATGGCAGGAAAAGGATGGTAACTTAGATTTTAAGCGCAACCTCCCCGACTACCTCACCTCCCACGATGCAATGCAGAGAATTGTGGATGGGTTGAGTGATGAGCAGTTAAATCTATATTTCCACGCGCTTGTCTCTCAAGAGAAGGTGGGGATTAGTTGCTGGTCGCATGTGATTAGAGCCACACCAGAACAGAAGGCAGAGGCTGCGCTTAAGGCGCTGGGGAAATGGGAGGAGTCAAAATGAATGATCCAGTAAAGCATCCAGAGCATTACACGGCACATCCAAGCGGGATTGAGTGCATAGAAATCACGGAGCATTTCTGCTTCAACTTAGGGAATGCGCTGAAATACATTTGGCGTTGTGGACTTAAACTTGACGCAATCGAGGACCTGAAGAAGGCTAAGTGGTACATTGAACGGGAAATTTCCAAGCGGGAGGAGCCATCATGCTAAATCGAGAACTAGACGAGCGGATTGTTGAGCTTTGTGATGGGCGACAGGAGGAGTATTACCGGCTCTTTTGTGCGGGTAATTCATTCAGGCAGATCGGGAAGCAGTTGGAGCGCGATGAGTCCTCTGTTAGGGGATCATTGAAAAAACTTGAGAAGCGGGTTGCTGCTTTGGGAGTTGTTCAGAACTACACAGACGAGAAGGGCGTTGCTCCAGGCTACAAGATCAAGGGGACATCCTCATTGATCGGGGCAGACGGACAGAAGAAGCTCGAATGGGTGAAGACTTGCGAGGATACCCAGAAGGCAGAGGACCGCCTGAAGATGATGATTGAGGCGTTGATTGAGCAAACGCCAATCAAGAAGGGAAAGGTTAAGGCTCCTGCATTACATAATGCCGATCTAATGGCCTGCATTCCAATCGGTGATCCGCATCTGGGAATGTATGCGTGGGCTGAAGAGTGCGGGGAAGACTTTGATTGTGAGATTGCTGAGGATAGAACAATCAAGGCGGTTGATCGTATCGTTGACGCGATGCCTTCTTGTGGGGTGTGTCGAATCGAGGAGCTAGGCGACATGTTCCACAGCGACACAGAGGACGCCACAACACGCCGTTCTGGGAATCATCTAGACGTCGATGGGCGATGGGGTCGGGTTGTAAAGATCGCGCTTCGTATGATGACGCATTGCGTTGATCGATGCCTAGAGAAGCATGAGAAGGTTGAGGTCATCTGTGTTAAAGGGAACCACGACGACCAGACGGCCTACTGTATGGCGATGATGCTGGATCTTTATTATCGCGCTGAACCACGGGTTTGGGTCGATACTCATTACGGCGATTTCCATTTCAAGGAGTTCGGGAAAGTTCTACTTGGCGCAAACCACGGAATGATTAAGCCTGACAAACTGCACACCGTTATGACTTGCGACATGGCAGAGGCTTGGGGCAGAACCCTGTTCCGCTATTGGCATGTCGGGCATATCCACCATCACCGCTCGATTGAGATTGGCGGTTGTATCGTTGAGGCATTCAGAACGCTGGCATCAAAGGAGGCTTATTCAACCGCTGCAGGGCATCGTTCAGGGCGCGACTTGTCTGGAATCGTATATCATAAGGACTTCGGCGAGATCGAACGCCACAAGGTGAATATTGCAATGCTGAACGCGGAGGATTAAGATGCCAATAAACGAAACACGAATATTTAAGAACAAACCAAAGTGGGCAGACATGCCAGAGATCAGCCGAGACGACCGATGTGTTTGGTTCCGGTCGGGATATGGGCGAGTAATGGTTCCGCTGAAGTATGTTGAAAAATATGAAAAAGAGCAGGCTGATGCCTGATTCATACGCAGAGGAGATTGCAGAGGGCGTGTTAAACCTTATGTTATCGGATGACCTCTTTTCGGTCTTCGTTGATGATGGAGGTGAGTCGTGTTCTGTGATCTGGTCTTGCGCGTCGGTTGAGCTGTTGGAGGCAAGGGTCCAGGAGGTGCTGGACGCATGAAGGAACGGCTCACAAATGGCGACGAGATGGATGCGGTTTGGGCGCGGAAGATCTTGTGTGTGTTCCAGAAAGCGGGTGTAGCGTCAAAGACAAAGCGCAGGATTAGGAAGCGCAGACGACGGGAATGGAAGCGGAGACTTTGGGATGACCAGTAACAGATTCAGAATCACAGGCGTATCTCCAGAAGGAACCGACCACGAATGGACGGGTAGCGGTTGGGCTGATCAGGGGCATGGCAAGACGTACACAGACTGCGACTCGTTCTTGCTTGAGCGTCGGATTAATCGCGCGGGGAACATGATGGAGTGGACGGCTTGGAGGGTTGAGGTATAAAGGTCGAGGCTCAGATTCCTGGATGGGCGCGGTTCCTGTTCCAACCTCACCGATACAAGGTCGCGTGGGGTGGACGGGGTGGAGCTAAATCGTGGGCGTATTCTGATGCCTTAGTTATCGAAGCCTCGCAATCTCAGCAACTCGTTTTGTGTACGCGCTCGATTCAGTTGAGAATCCGCGACTCATCAAAGCGAATCGTTGAAGGCTCCATCAAACGACTCGGCCTTGAATCAGAGTTCGAGATTCAGCGCGAGAGGATCATCCACCTTTCAACCGGCTCTGAGTTCATCTTTATTGGGCTCAACGATCTGAAGTCAGCGGAGGGCATCACAAGGGTCTGGATTGACGAGGCGCACACCGTAACGCGCCGGCAATGGATTGAGCTTATCCCGACGATCAGAACGGACGGCTCGGAGATCTGGGTATCATTCAACCCATGCTTCGAGACTGATGTTGTTTATGATGAGTTCGTTGCTAATGAACCACCGACCGGCGCGAAGGTTTTAAAGGTCGGATATGCTGACAATCCTTGGTTTCCTGAAGTGCTCAAGCAAGAGATGGAATCAGACCGCCGGCGAGATCCAGATAAGTTTATGCACGTTTGGGAAGGTGGACTTGAGAAGCATAGCGCAGCACAGATCTTTAATGGATGTTGGAAGGTTGGCGATGTGCCGACGCCTCCAGGTAACACGCGGTTCTTCTTCGGGGCAGACTGGGGATTCTCACAAGATCCGACCACGTTCGTTCGTTGTTGGATTGATGGAC